GCTGGTGGCTCGCCGGCTAGTTACGGCCGGGAACCAGAGCCGAATCCTTTGAGCCTCAAGCTCATTCTGCAGGAGCTGCGCTCCTGGCGGGACCGACCGGCCCGCCAGGAGCATTTGCGTGCTCGAGCACGCGACCAGGAGCACCCCGACCCTACGCCGATGGCGATCCCCGTCGGTTACGATGTGCCCCCTACCATGCAGGAGCTGATTCAGCGTTACGTCCGGCAGGAGGTCTCTCAGGCGGCCGAGGCGAATGACCAGGGGTCATTCGAGGACGAGGACGATTTCGAGGTCGAGCCGGACGACCTGCTCTCGGGCTTTCAAATGACCGACCTACAGATGGAAGAGGAATGGCCTCAGCCTGACGCCTCACCCCCTGCTGCCGAACCGGCAAGTGAGACCGGAACCGCGGCTCATCCCATCCACCACGAGGGGTCGATGCTCGTCGACCCTCCTGCTTCTGTCGAAGCCCCGGAACCCACCGGATCCGAACAGTAGACACCTACTTGATAGTGTCTACTGTTGTAGGTGGTAAAATAGATGCTACAGTCTTGCAATGTTCTGCGGCTTTCCTATCGAAGTTGGCGCCCGGTTAAGACCCTGCGGTAAGTGTTCTGGTTGCCTTCGAAGAAGGCGCCGCGCTTGGGTCGGGCGCATGCTGGCTGAGAGTACTCAGCATCAAGAAAGCTGCTTTATTACGCTGACCTATCGAGACGAGGACCTGCCCCTGGTCCGCGATGAGGAGACTGATTCATGGCATCCGACACTGGTCAAACTCCACCTACAACAATTCATCAGGGAGACCCGGCGACAGATACGCCCCTGGGGCATGTCGCTTCGCTATTTCGCCTGCGGCGAGTATGGCGAGAAGATGGGTCGCCCTCACTATCACCTGATTGCCTTTGGCCTGGGGATAGGCGCGGAAGACTGCTTAAAAAAATGGTGGAAAAGGGGCTTCGTCACTGTTGGGACGGCAACCCCGAAGTCAATGTCTTACGTCGCAAAATACTGCCTGAAGGTCTCGACTCAAGGCCACGCGTCAGCGTTACCGCCATTCAGGCTAATGTCGTTACGCCCACCGATTGGGGCGGGATTCGCCGCGAATATCGCGGACTCTTTGACGACAAAAATGGGTTCCCACGTCCTATCTCATGGACAGCTCGCTATCGAGAGAGCGATTAAAATAGGACGGGATTCCTACCCGCTGGACAACACCATGCGGAACTACGTTGGCAAGGAACTTGCCATACCTGAGTCCATGAAGGACTCTATATTCAGACGGGATTATCCGGATCAGACCGATGAAGAAACGGCGCAAGGGCGGCGGCAGCATATCAAGGCGTGGCAGACACGCAACAGCCGCACCAAGCTATAAACGCACTCCCTCAGCGTTTGACAACCTCCCTGCGGGCGTAGCCACAGGCTACCTCGTAAAACGGCCCCGCAAGGAGGTAACACAAACGCGCCCTATCGGGAGGCGTGCCGAGCAAAGTCGTAGACGAGCGAGGATGAGGGTAATAACCCCTCTCACTGCTCTCGAGAGAGCACAACAAGGGGTCGTCAGACGCACCGACGAAAGGCAGCGCACCCTTTGTTCTCGACGCGCGGAGCGCAAGTCGGCTATATTCGCCTCAGGGAAATCCGGGCGACAAAACCATAAATCCTACCGGCGGACGCCGGAAAGCAAGGAATCTTGCAAATGACCTGTAGACCCTGGCTCTTCTGGACCATGGTAGGTCTCTTCTTCCTGGTCACAATCTGATGGCGTGGGGCGCAGCAATAGCCGCCGGTGGTGCACTACTCGGCGGGCAGCTCGCGCAGAACGCGCAACAATCGAAAGAATTCCGAGGACAACTACGAACTCAACAGTTCGAACGCGAGGACACTCGCTATCAGCGGGCCGTCAAAGACGCTAAGGCCGCTGGACTTCACCCTCTCTTCGCCCTCGGTACTTCCGGGGGCTTCTCCGGCGGGACCGCGTTCAGCGGTCAAGCTCCGTCCGGGTCTCACCTCGGTAGAGGTGTCGCGGCAGCCGCGAAATACGCCGGTAAAGGCGTAGATACACATCTGGCAAAAGGCCGGCAGCAACAAATAGCCGGCATGGACGACGAGCTGCATGGGCTACGCGTCCGAAAAATGGAAGCGGAAATCGCGCTAGATGAGCTGGCAATTGCCAGCAAACAGAAAATGGGCGAGCAAACGCCCATGTGGGGGGATGGAGACCCTGGGTTATCCATGGGCGACCCCTCCACGAAAACATATCCCTACGGGACTAAAAAAGGGCCGCCTCTTGAAGTGCGGCCCACAACGGCCTACGGAAAAACATCAAGGCCGATGCAATCCGAAGTCATCGCTGCAGATGGCTATCGGTATAACATCATCGACCCGGATACCGGGGATGAAATATCCCAGGCTGACCTGGTCGCTCAAATTATTCTCCGGCACACGCGCAGCGCGCGGAAAGCTCCTGGCCGGGAAATGAGAATCCAGGCGAATCGCCTGGCAAGCCTCCTTAAAAAGAAATACGGGCGTGCTCGTACTTCACGAGCTCGCCGAGGAAAAATGCGCTCACAACTGCGGGCACAGTCCCGCTATGGACGGTAAATCATGCGTAGACGAAAGAATCGGACGAGGTTTCAGCGGCGCGGTTCTGTTCGCCGTGGTCGTGGGCGGCGCGTGCAGCGTTCGCGTCGACAGCGGTTATCAGTGGCACCTGGCCGCGTCGGTTACCGCCTGTGAGGCGCTCAAAACACAATCTGTCTCACTACAAGCTCCTTACGGGGAACATGGGCCGGCTCTATCCGATCGGCCTGGTGGAAGTTCTCCCGAAGGATACTTTTCAGCACTCGACGTCGATTTTCATGCGGTTCTCGCCCATGGCGGCACCGGTGATGCATCCGGTGACTGTTCGAGTGCACCACATGTTCGTTCCCCACCGCATTAATTGGCCCGAGTCAGAGGGCGGCGGATGGGAACAATTTATAACGGGAGGCCCGACGAACAGTGATACGCAGACAGTCCCGACCATCACGACGACAGGTACGGCTGGCGACCTCTTGGATTACTTCAATCTTCCCGTCGTCTCGGGCGCAGCGGTGTCTGCGCTCCCCGTCCGGGCTTTCAATCTCTGCTTTAACGAGTACTTTCGAGATCAAGACATCGTCACCGCAAGGTTGCTCACGGATGTCACCATTCCAAAAATCGCCTGGGAAAAAGACTATCTAACTACCTCCAGGCCGTTCGCGCAAAAGGGTCCAGCGATTACGCTGCCCATCGGCGACAGTGCGCCGGTGGTGGGCGACGGCGCCGACACGACGATTGTGTACGGTGCGAGCGATGGTTCGTTCGATATGCGCGGCAACGGTGCCGGCGCGGTCGCTCAATGGAGCGGAACGAAAAATACAGATCCCGTGCACTTTGTGACGACGGGTCTAGAGGCCGACTTGTCGGCTGCGACTGCCCCCGACATTATTGAATTTCGGCGGGCGTTCGCTCTACAGCGGTTCGCGGAAGCGAGAGCAAAATACGGTTCTCGGTACACCGAGTATCTCCGTTACCTGGGCGTTAAAAGTAGTGACGCCAGATTACAAAGACCCGAATATTTGGGTGGCGGCAAGGTGAAGGTCTCAATTTCTGAGGTTCTTCAAACCGCCGATGATGCCAGTTCGCGAGCCTTTGGCGTTGGCGATATGTACGGTCACGGCGTCGCCCACATGCGGTCGAATGCTTATCGCCGCACCTTCGAGGAACATGGTTATGTCGTGTCGTTTTTGTCGGTCCGTCCGAAAGCGATGTATCTCAATGGCATCACGCGTACGTGGCTACGTCGCGACCGCGAGGAATTCTGGCAGAAAGAACTACAGCAAATCGGGCAGCAGGAAGTTTGGAACGGCGAGGTTTTCTCGGACGGAATCGCAGACGACCATCTTACCTTCGGGTACCAGGATAGGTACGCTGACTATAAACGGGAACCGAATCGCGTATCGTCCGAATTCAAAACGACGCTAGATTACTGGCACCTGGGGCGCGACTTCGCGTCCCTCCCGACTCTGAACACGAGCTTCATTGAGTGTGATCCGTCGCTACGGATTTTCAACGACCAGACGTCGGATACTCTTTGGATTGCGGCCCAGCATTCGCTGGTGGCTCGCCGGCTAGTTACGGCC